ATATTTAGCTCTAATACGAGCCTCTTCTTTCATGTCTCTGATCTGTTTTTGTAGATTACGAACATCTTTAATAGTAGATAGATCATCATCAGCCGCTGTATCATATTCAGGCTCTGGCTTTGCAGACTTTTTACCTTTTTGCTCGTACATCTGCTCTAGTAGAAACTCTCTTTCTCTTTCAAGCTTTTCTGCTCTACGCTCAGCTGCTTCACGAGCTTTACGAAGCTCTGCAAAGTTGTCTTCTCTGTTTTTAACCTGCTTTACAGGCTTAGGCTGTTCAACTTCTTCTTCAACAGATTCTTCAACTTGTGGTTGATTATCCACCACTGACTGCTCATCCATCATTTCTAGAACTTCTTCAGGAAGCTCATCAGGAACATTATTAAAAGCAACTTCTTCTTTCTGTATACTAGGAGCGCTATGATTACCTAATGACTGTGTTACCGCTTCTATTTCTTCAAGTGGAGGCATTGCAATCTTACCTCTTTTGACATCTCTGCCTTCTGAGTAGGACATATCCATAAACTAATCCTTTTTATTCTATTTAAGATAAACACTAAAAACATTCACAATCATCTTCACCATCACAATAGATTTTTTTCAACCAACATGAACATGTTGGATGAATCTTACACCCTGAACAGGTCCTACAGGTATGACATCTAATGCAGCAAAAACATTCAACATCAAAATATCCTCTATAAGCACACTTGCCGCAAGGAGTACAGGCCTTACGTAATAATTTGCATGCAAAACAAGGCATATTAAACCATTTTCTCTAACAGTGCACCTGCATACTTAGATTCTTTGTTAAATTTCTTACATTTTCTCAATAGAGTACCGTCATAAAAGTCTAAAACGAATTGTAACAGTTGTCGCTCTGCTGGAACGATAATATCTTTATTCTCGTGGAACGTTTCACAGGTATCTTTATCAGGAACAACCCATATAAACTCTAATTGATCTTTTTTGTGATTATATCTATACAACGTCTGATCATATGTAGGAGTAGGGCAGTCCTGAGTAGGAATAAAGTAGTTCCTTATAACATTCACCAAGAGTTTTTCTTTCTTGATGAGTGAGGTAACAAAAAAGTCACCATGCAATGCATCTCGTTTCCTACATTCATCATGACCTTTAATATCATAACAATCTACCTTTTTGAGCGCGTGTTTTATGCACCACTCTAAATTAGCAAGATATTCATGTTCAGTTGCACGTTGTATCTCTATGGGATCTCTACTATCTGGAGTCTTTAATTGTAGATCTGAGGCTATACTTCCAACTGTTCTTTCTGACATTTCTCCCTTTCATTATGATAACTGTTTAACTCTGGAGTTAGATCTATACGTTGAGCTCTTCTAAGTTTTATTCTATCTACTATTCCCTGCTCATCAGGTCTAACTTCTTCATAACCAAATAGTTCACGCTTTTTTTTGTTTTTCGGAGGGTTGTTTCCACCAGCAATACATATGATGGTCTCATAGGGGCCACCAGGATATCGTTGGATAGTTTTGTGTGAAGCAGATGGGTGTAGATATAGGACTGAAAATAAAAGTAATAAGACATGTTTCATAAAGCTCTCCTTCTTAGTTTAACATGAACGTATTGTAGTAAGCCTAATGGAAATTGTCTATAAAAAACGCCTCCCGGAGAGAAGGGAGGCGTCTAAAAAACAAAAATTGCGTAGGGCAAGTTGTTACGCTTCGTAGGGCAAGTTGTATACACCGACAGTGCAAAAAGCATGATTGTAGCAACAAAAGAAGCACTAAAAAACGCCTCCCGGAGAGAAGGGAGGCGTCTAACTAAATTCAAGGAATCAAATGAAGTTATAATTTAGCAAGAACAAGAAGCGCAATGTTTAGCTTTCTTCTTTTTGTCCATAGGTTTTTTAGCGTCAGGCTTTTTCATGATATTACTTCTTTTTCTTTTTAGACTCGGATATAGCGATAGCAATAGCCTGTTTAGGGTTAGTCACTTTAGGACCTTTTTTAGATCCTGAGTGAAGATCACCTTCTTCAAACACATGCATCACTTTTTTGATTTTAGCTTGAGACTTTTTCATCTTTTTAGCCATTATCTTACCCTTTGAGTATTGTCATACATTATTGTCTTATCAATCTTCTTCTCAGCTTCAGACTTCTTTTCAGCAATATTATTAGGAGTTCCTAATATCTTAAAAGCTATCTTCTTTGGAAGACGATTGGGTCTAAACATTGCAGGCATGATCTTAGTATTTCTCTGGCTGCATATGAGATTCCATTTTACTGTTATCTTTGTTCATTTGCTCGTCAATACCTTTGATCGTGTCGTCTAATCCATAATCATGATACTGCTTAGGCTTAGGCCACATTTTATACATCACTTCTTGCGGCAGATTAGCTATAGCTGATCTGTCCTCAGAAATCATATGGAAATCTGATCTCTGTTTGTTACGAGCAGCATTTAAGCTGTCGTATGCGCCTTCATTGTAGAACTTTTTTTTCGCCATGTTGGCTCCTGGAAACTACCTCACATCGTGAGATAAAGATTAATAATATGTATCTTCTATCCTTGCGCACCTAAACCAGCCATGGCAGCCATTGGGCCTTCTTGGGGTTGAGGCGCAGCCTGAGCTTGTTGATTCTGGCCTTGTACTAGATTCTCTGACTCAGCACCTACGGGGGTTTTTGAGACATTCGTCAGACCAGCTTCAGCAACTCTAGATTCAGTCTCTTTCAACGCATTAGAAATAGCAAGTAGCTTTTCAATATGGCCTATATCCATCTCTTCAAGTTCCTTCATAGCCTTCACTTTATTCAAGAATGCCAATTCATCTTGCGCATTAGCTTCATGAAGTTGTCTAATAGCCAAGGCTCTATTTTCTTGAACACGAGATACACGTTCAACAGCCAGACCTCGATCTGCTTCTGCTCTTGAATGAGCGAGATCAACTCTAGCTTGCTGTTCTTGCATTTCACTCTGCATCTGCACCTGTTGCATTTGCATTGCTTGTTCTTGTTTTTTCTTAGCGTTTTCAATGATAATTTTTTTGTTCTGAATCGTAGCTGCTTCTAATAGATCTTCAGTAGATATCGGCACACCAGCTTCATGCAACTGTAACATCTGAGCAAATTGCATTTGACGCTGAGTTGCAGTATTAAGACCATCTTCAACGACCGCATTATACCGACCAAAAGACTTATTATAAAACTGCTGAGTCGGCTCTTCTCCGCTCAATATTCGCTTAATCTTACCAGGCATAAAGTTAGCCTGAATAAGATCAATGAATAATTTACCAAGCAACTGTTGAGACCTATCAAGTTGATCAAATAAGACTTGAAGCGTAGTAAGTCCAGCTGACTGCCTAAGCATCGAAAGTATACCAGCCTTATCATCTACCGCTGCACCCAGAAGCTCTTCGTTAACGCCAGATATCTGTGTCAATTCTTTACCCATGATCTCAGATAGTTGTATAACCGCATTCGGTATATTAGGGGTCTGTATTTGTTGAACATCTGACATCTGAGCATCAGATTTAAGAGCTAAGCCACGACCTTGGCCTGATAAGAAAACATCCTTAGGATTTATGAGAGCATCTTCCTTATATATCCATCCAGACGTGATTTGAGACTCCAAAATATCCAATTCGATGATCTTGCGCCTGTTATAGAGATATTGTGCGTCACGAAGCCCTCTCACAACGCCTTGTACGCGCCAGTTGTAATAAGGCAACTCAGGATTATAGTAAGCCCAAACAGGAACAAATGGGTAATTATCTATGCCCATGGGTTGCGGACCATGGTATAGAACCTTGCCTTGTACGACAATAGCCAATTTTACCGTAGGAATCTCTTGTTGAATGACGGTAACTTGAGGATATTGATCAAGAAACTGTTGTAAACCCTCTTTGTCATCTATCTTCCATTCCTGAACTTCACCAGTCTCTGTATCAACCAGCATCTGCTGTGTACGATAGTCTCTATAATAGAACTCATCATACGTTAGCAAGTTTTTAAGTCCGTAGTTGTAAGATTCTGCCATAAACTGGAATTTTCCGTCACGACCAGTTCCTGAATCATTACCTACAAGACCTAAGATCTCTTCAGTTCTATCAGGAAGCAATGATAAACATTCACGTTTCGTTAAAAAAGATCGCTTCCAGATAGAATTACAATCTGAAAGATCAGCTTTCTTAAAGAACGGGTCAATAAGAAATGAGTTATA